GTTCAAAAAATGCTATTTAGTATAGCAAAAGGTGCAGGTATAAAAAATATAAAATTAACAAACCCTAAAAAAAATGTATCACAAGATATGATTAAAAGTTTATATAAAGCTAGAGGCTATGTATCTAAAAACAAAAATATGAAAAAAGTAAAAGATAAAGAAGAAGATGAACCTAAAGGTTTAATGTCTAGAGCCAAGGAGGATAAATAATGGGATTTTTTAAACCAACAGCTTTTATTTCAGGACTAGCTAGAGGAGGATTAGATTTATTTGATAAAGCAGAAAAAGTCAGCGAAGAGGGTCTTGAAAATTTAAAAGTAGCAAGAGATGAAGTAACTGAAGAAATATCAACTATGAAAGATAACTATAATAAAGCAATACAAATAGGTGATAAAGTAGGTGGTGGTGCTTTTGCTAAATATTTATTTAATACTCAAGATATAAGTTATTTAGCAGGACTAGTTAATCAAACACAAAAAGTACAGAACGAGGAACTATCATCCTTAAAAAATCAATTTGAAAATTTAAGTGAAAACGATAAAGCTAGATTCTCTGATGGAGATTTCTCCGAAGAGGTAAAAACTAAATATGATAGTGAAGTTGATGCATTAAAAGTAAGAAAAGGTTTAGTTAATACTAACAACATGGGAGAAGCCACAGCAAATACTTTAGCAGGTAAAGTACAAACCATGGTCGATAGGGGTTTTGAACCTAGAAGAAAGGCTATTATAGACACAGTCGGCGGTGGTGAATTAAGAGAGTCTGACCCATTAGAGGGTGCATATGCAACTTTAACAGCAGTTAGTGCATTAAAGCCATACAAAAGTTTAAATTATACAGAAAGAAATCAATATGATGATGACTTTAGACAATGGTATCAAGACACATTTGTAGATAAATTAAATTTTAGTAAAGAAGTAGAAAATGATAATGTAAATAGAAGACTTTTTATAGAACTTAGAAATGCAGGTTTCGATGTTGCAATATCCACAGATATGAAAGATAGAAATTTTGATGCTCCAGACCCTAAAAAATTTAATCAAACACTAGCAGCATTAGCACAACAAGGTGGTTATAATACAGTTGCAGGGGTAAAAAGAGAAATACTTATAGAGGCTTGGTTTAATGAAACATATCCACCAGGGTCGTATGGAGATGGTATTTTATCTAGTAAAAGACAAGAAATAGCAGTATCAGGAACGCCAGAAGATGTAGATTTTAATATTGATTTATCAGCATTTGAGGGTGCTACTAATGATGTATTAGTAGCAGAAACAAGAAACCAACTAAGAGATAAAGGTGTTGATATATCTCTTGACGAAGCAGAGCAAATATTAAGAAATCAAGGCATAATATAATAATATGAAATTTACCATTGGTAAAAATGAAATAAACTCTCTCAAAAAGGGGGTTGAAGGACAAGGAAACTTAGAATTTAAAACTTCTGACACTCCTGATGATAGATTAAATTTTACTATAACTAGTGAAGATTTAACTAGCTTCAAAGATATGGATGACGGAGAGGATAAAGATTTAACAAGTGCAATGTCAATGGCTTTTGCTTTAGGTCTTTCAGATACAGTAAGAGGAGTGCAACAATTATCAGGTAGAGAAACAAATTTTATAACTGGTAGAAATATGAAAGAAGAACAAAATGAATTAAAAGATTTAATGGACAAACATGGTTTCGCTGTAACTGCTGCATATTTTGGAGGTGCTATATTGGACCCTGCCTCTTGGTTATTACCATTTGCAAAAGCAAAGACACTTTTAAAAATGGGGTATTACGGAATGGTATCAGGAGGTATAGCAGGAGCAACAGGATATGTAGATGCTGATAGTATATTAAATACAAGAACTAGACAAGCAGGAGCAGGTCTAATAGGTGGTGGTATAGTAGCACCTGCTTTCGGAGTATTAAAAAATGCAGGTGTAACATTAACAGGAAAAGGAGCTAAAATACCTATATATGACAGACCAATACAAACTAATTTTACAACTAAAGATGCTAAAAAATTTAACTTACAAAAGATATCATTACCAGGACAAGAAAAATCTAGAATAATAAAAGGAACAAAAGTCATAATATCATCTGATAAAAAAAGAGATATGTATGTACGAAAATCTGATGAAATAGAAAAAAAACTAGTTAAGCCACAAGAAATGGATGACTTAAATTTTACATTAAAAACCATACTACCTAGAATTTATAAAAATGAAGATGGTAAGTTTGTTATAGGTAGAAAACAAATTGAATTAGGAATAGATAAGAAGTTAATCGATAGGGTAGATAAAGATGGAAAAGTAAATATAAGAGCAGAACAACAATTAGAAATGGAAGGTCTTAAATTAAATCAAAATGGATTATTAGGCGGACCTAAAATGTTCTTTAATAGATTTATAGCATCACCTTACAGAGAAAAAATAGGAAACCCTCTATGGCAAAAAATAAATACAGCAGAGGGTGGAACTAGCACAGTGGGTGGTGCATTAGGATTTGCATCTGCATACAACGAGCCATATTTTAATCAAGATGCAGGGGAAAATCCACTAAACTCAAAATTAGGTAGAGCTTTTTTAGGAGCAGTTATGGGTTTTGCGGGTATTAAATTTTTAAGACATACATCTCCAAAAGATTTTCAAAAACTACCATTTGGTAAAAGAACTTTTAGAACTAAAGTAGGACCTGAAAAATTAGAGGTTGACCAAACTATGCTAGAATTTTTAGGAAGACAAATAGTAGATGGATTTGGTATACCGAAGGAAGTTAAATTTTTTAAAAATATATCTACAGGCGAGGCTAATTCTTTAGGTCAACAGTTTGAAGTTATGATAAGAAACTTTAAACAACTAACTCCACCTGAAATGGCAGTGGTACATAATTTAATAGAGGGTGATATAACAGAAGCTGTAGTAAAAAATAGAGCCTTAATTACTGTAGCTAGAGATACTAAAAGAGTAATACAACACATAAGTCAAAGATTGGTAGATACTGGATTTATAAAAGAAGATGTTATGAAAAGAAATTTTAATACATATTTATCTAGACTTTACCTAGACCAAGATAGAATAGATATAAAAACAATTAGTGACCAATTAAGACCAAGAGGTCATGTATCACAAGTAACAGTAGACGAATATTTAAAAGTATATAGTAAACAAAAAGCATACGATGATAATGGTAAAATGATAATGGTCAGAGGCGGTAAAGATGACCCTAAATTTATACCACACAGGGGTTGGGAACTACCACCACAGATAACATTAAAAGAATTAAAAAAGGCGATAAAAACAAAAGATGGAATAGAACTACTTAAAAAAAGAAATATACTTGATGATAACGATAACATATCTATAAGATGGGAACTTACAAAAGGTGAAAGATTAGCGATTGGAGAAATAGAAGATGTGTCTGCTGCAATAAATCAAACCATGAGACAGATGACATCTGCTCTAGGCAATGCAAAATACTATGATGAACTAGCTAAATTTTTTAAAGCAGATAAAAGAAAAAAAATTTACAAAGGTCTAACAGAAAAACAAATGTTAGAAAAACATGGTCTTTATAAAATACCAACAACTAAAATAGATGATACAGGTCTTTTTAGATACGGAAATCTAGCAGGTAAATATGTTCCAAAAGGGGTATTTATAGATGTTGTAGAAAGACAGAGGATAATAGAGGGTGGAATAGGTAAATTTTATAAAAAGTATCAGACATTAAATCAAATGTGGAAAGCAAGTAAAACAGCTTGGAATCCAACTGTGCATGTAAATAATATAGCAGGTAATATATTCTTTACAGATATGGCAGATGTTGATTTTAAAAACTTACCTTTGGCTGCTAGATTATTAGCAAAACATAATAACCCAGACAATGAGTTTCAATCTAAATTAGTTAGACTAGCAAAAGAACATGGTGTATTTGATGCAGGTTTTGTAGATAAAGAACTTAGAAATATAGATAAAGCAGGTCTAGGTAAAATATATAAATATGACTTTAAAAAAGATGCATGGAACAATGCAGCTACTATGGGAGACAAAGCATACAGTCTTGTATTGGGTAATAAATTTATAGGCACATTAAATAACTACTATAGAATAGAAGACCATATATTTAGATTAAATGCATTTATTGATAGATTACAAAAGGGATATAGTGCAGACGAGGCAGGTATGTTTGCAAGAAAAAATTTTATTGATTACGATATTGATGCTCCTTTAATAAATAGATTAAGACAGACAGCAACACCATTCTTAGCGTTTACATATAGAGTTGTGCCACTATTAGCACAAACTGCAGTAACAAGACCTTGGAAATATGCTAAGTGGGGAACAATAGGGTATCTAATAAATAAATCTGGTGAAATATACGGAGGTGGAGACCCAGAAGTTGAAAGAGCATTGATAAATGCAGACCCATATAAAGGTGGTAACTTTATGAATATACCATTTTTTCCATATAAGAATATGAAACTACCTTATACTGACAAAGATGGAAACTCAAAGTATTGGTTTATGGAGAGATATTTTCCTGGAGGAGATATATTTGAATTAGGAAGTGGTGCATTGCCATTTTTACCTGCACCACTACAGCCTAGCTTTGGATTTGGAGGAGCTGTGGTTCAATCAATGTTTGGATATGATACATTTACTAATAAGAGAGTGCCAGGGATGGGTTTCACAGTAGGTGGTGATGTAGTTGCATCATTAAAACATTTAATAAAATCTTTAATACCAAACTTTCCATTTGTTCCTGGTTCTTACGCAACAGAAAGAATAAATAAAGCTACAGTGGATTTTAGAAATCCTTACAAAGAAGGTGAAACAGAATTACAAGCAATATTAAATAGCGTAGGTTTTAAAATATCTAATGAAAGTGTAATAGTTTTATCTAGAAAAGCACAAGCTGAACTTACAAGAAAGTTAAAAGTAAAAAGTTCTGAGCTAAGAAAATTAGCCATAAATTTAAGAGAGGGTTTAATAACTAAATCACAATATGATGGAGATAGACAGGATATAATAGAGGAAATGAATAAACTAGCTAAAAATTATAGATTAAGATTAGAAGGGTTTGACCCAGTTTTAGTTAGAGAACCACAGATAGTTTTAGATTTATTAGGACAGGTTGGTTTAATAGATAAAGAGTATGGAAAAAAGAAATATCAAGAAACACAATTTGAAAAATTAAAATAGGAGTAGATATGTTAAATATGTTATTAGGACCAGTCGCTAATATAGTAGGCGATACAATAAAAGGATTTGTAGAGACAAAGAAAGCAAAAGCTGACTTAGCACTTACTGAGATAAAAGCACAGAAGTCGCTCAAGGAGCAGCAAATAGCAGGAAAAGTTGCGTGGGAAGCATCGGCGGTAGACCAAATGAAAGGGTCGTGGAAAGACGAATTTGTTTTACTAGCCCTGATGATACCTGCGATTTGTAGCTTCCTGCCTTTTATGCAACCGCATATAGCAAGAGGGTTTGAGATTTTAGAAACTCTACCTGAATATTATACACATCTTTTATATCTTGCATGTTCTGTATCACTAGGTGTCAGAGCAGCACCAGGTATCAAAGGTATGATTAGTAAAAAGAAATAGGAGATAGTATGGTTGATGTAGTAAAAGATGCTCTTAGAGAACAGATAAAAGAGCATGAAGGATATAGACTAGATGTTTACAAGGACACACTAGGATTCGACACAGGAGGCTATGGTCATAAAATAATTCCTGGAGAAGACATACCAACAACAAAAGAAGGTTGGGATGAGTTATTTGAAAAGGATTTTATTAGAGCATGGAATGGTATGGAAGATATCTGTGCTGAATATAACCTCGATATACCAATTAAAGGCAAGTGTATCCTATGCGAGATGACCTTTCAAATGGGTCCTGCAGGTGTAGGTAAATTTAAAAATATGCTAGTTGCTTTACAAAATCAATCGTATGCTGAGGCTGCTGCTGAGATGCTCGATTCTAGGTGGGCAAAACAGACCCCAAATCGTGCTAAAAAATTAAGCAGTCAGATGGAAGAACTAGCTAGTTAACTTATTTAATAGTTGTTGGGTTGTTGTATAAGAGTGATTATACTCATTCTTTAGATGTGTTATAACTGCCTTTAAAATATGTGGCAATGGTATCAAAAGTTTTTTATGTTTTGAATATGGTTCGTTAGTTCCATACTTCTTTTTAAAGTCTTCTATCATTTCTTTTGTATTGATAGTTTCCTCATCCCAATATAGATTACCATCCAATCTAGAATAAGATATCTTACAACTATATAAAATAAAAGTTTCTTTACTTTTTGATAAAGTTTGGTGAGATGTTATCATTGATTTCAGTTAATCCTGCTAATAAATTTATAACTTTTTGAACCTCAATAAAGGGTCTATTTGCTAAGTATTGTAGTAGAGTATTTCTCTGCTCTTCACTTAGTACATAGTTCTTTTGTTGGGGTTTTTTTATTTCATCTTTTGTCATGCATTTCTCCTGCGATTGCAATGTAGGCAGCGCCGTCTGTATAACTATCAGGACTGCTACTACCTGTTGTTGTTCTAGCTATCTTTAATATAGCCATCATCATAGCTACCTGTTCTGCATTTATATTACAATCTGTATATGCAGACCACATCTTAGCTATCTTATCATGGAGTATCTTCTTATCTCCATAAGCCTTTGCTCTGTCTCCAGAGACTAATCTTGATGCATCACTTAGTATGTCTTCAGTTTTCATTTACTCTCTCCTTATAATTATTACAATCAATTAGTTTAATAATAGGAACTAAGTATCCCCATGAGGTATTACTATCACCTCCAGGAACTTTGTTAAAGTTATTATTATTTATTATATTTTTTAAGTCTTGTGTTCTTACTGTAATGTTAAAACAAAATCTATCGCCGATATAAAAATTTATAGTCCACCATTCAGCTTGAGTTTTTCTAATACCACTATCCTTACCTCTGCTTTGATATTCACAATAGTGATTGCCTGTTTTAATCCACTTATCTCTTTCAGATTTTACCTCAGTCTTTTCGCCTTCTTGTATCTCACCTACTACTATCTCACCTTGTTTGCCCCATTCTAAGTCATGTTTAAAATTAGAATTGTGTTTCATGATTACTCCTAGTTTAGATTTTTTATATCTAAATATTTTGTTAAGTCTATGATATTACTGTCGTCATTTTCTTTGATAAAATCTTTTTTATCTGACAAATCTATATCATCTAACTGTGCTGATAACTCTATACCTCTTTCGTAAAAAGGGTCAGGATTTTCTAACACTTGTTGTGCTACCCCTAGTGCAACTAACTTACACATTTCTTTCTCAGGAGTATCTGCTTTGTAGTCTGTTGTAAGTCCTACTGCGAACTTACCTTTTTTGTGGGGTTTAATTAATATTACTATGCCGTCATCAATAGTATCATTTTTCTTTGTCATTGTTCTTTTCCCTATTGGCTACATGAGTATACCAATAATATCTAGGATTTTTAGAACGAGGTTTACCTTCATCATCAAAGACTTGTTGAGGTAAGTATTCTATCTTATCACCCCAACACTCTTGTTTGAAAGAGCAAAAACCGCACACACTATCTAACACTCTGTTACCTGTTAATTTACTTCTGTATTTTTCTTCTACATCATCAAAGCATCTTTCAAATGGTTTGTTTTCCATTAATGCTTTTATGTTATCGTCTGCTACTTTTAATGCTTCTTTCTTATGTTTAGTATCATCCATCGGTGGAGATACAAGGCACATTTCACCTGTGGATTTATTAACTACAATCCAACCACCAAACTTTTTATTCTCTGTATCTGCATATAAATATCCTTGTGACTTATATCCAAACACATCCTTTTCTACTACTGCATCGAAACCCATAGAAAATTTATTCTTAAATGCCCAATCACTAGCCGACTTGATGTCATAAATTTTACCATCAATCTCAACATCATAAGTTCCACTTAGTCCATCTTCAAAGTATTTGCTTTTTCTAGATACTTTTTTTTGTTCACTATCAACTGTAGTTCCAGATGCTTTTAATAACAACATTGTTATAGCCTCTATCATATCTCCAAATATAAATCTTAGTTTATTATTATAAGGTTGTGCTTCTCTTTTAGCACCTAGTTTTTCCATTTGTAATTGACATAGAGGTTTACCGATACCTGACATTCTTATTCTAAAAGAAGTGTCTCTTTTTTCTTTGAATTGTTTTCGGATTGCTTTTTTACAGTCTTCGCCAAACTGTTCAATGAGTTCTTCACTGAGAGGCACAGGCGATTGTTCCGCCTGTACCAATAAATGTTTTATCTTATCTAATATTTGTTCTGTCAAGAGTTAGTAACTTTTGACACCGCTTCAGTATCATCAGCGTACTTTTTTAGATGAGCATGATATTTTTCCATGACTTGCGAGTTCTTGGCATCAATATCATTTTTAAATAACTGATAGGCTCTGCCGTCATCACTATCTTCTAGTAAATTAGCAGGAACATCTAACGAAGTTATCTTACCTATCTTTATATTATAAAATGTATTACCACCAACAGTCTTTTCCTCCGTACTCAACTCTACTTTGTTTGACCAAAGGATACCTTTATTAGATAATAAAGAATCAAGATTGCTCATGACCACTG